CTGAAAAAACAGCTTGCAGAGGCTGAGGAGAGGCATCGTGCTGATCTGCGTATTAATCCCACTGAGAATATCAAAGGTATATTCAAAGCGCACATGATGGCAGCAGTCGATGCCCTCAGAAATCTTACCAAGTTTGCCGAAGCACATGAGAATTCGCCTGAAAAGGCGCTGTTCATAGAAAAACTTGAAAATGTAGATATACTTATCAACCAGACAATAAACAGACTGAAAGGAGTATGAATATGTCAGTCAAGATCAACACACTGGAATTTGAAAACGTGAAGCGCATCAAAGCGCTCGCTCTTGAACCCTCGCCCAACGGTCTTACCGTTATCGGAGGCAGGAACAACCAGGGCAAGACCTCGGTGCTCGATGCAATCTGCTGGGCTCTCGGCGGCGAGAAATACCGCCCGTCACAGGCTCAGCGTGAGGGAGCACTTCTTCCGCCGACACTAAAAGTCACTCTCAGCAATGGCATTGTTGTAGAGCGCAAGGGCAAGAACAGCGCACTGAAAGTCACAGACCCCAACGGCAATAAGTCAGGACAGCAGCTCCTGAACAGCTTCCTCGAGCCGCTTGCCCTTGATCTTCCGCAGTTCATGAACAGCAGCAATAAGGACAAGGCAAACACCCTTCTCCGCATAATCGGTGTAGGCGACAAGCTCTACGAACTGGAACGCACGGAAAAGGAAATGTACGACAAGCGTCATGCTATCGGTCAGATCGCAGATCAGAAAGCTAAGTATGCAAAGGAAATGGTAAGCTATGAGGGAGTTCCCGAAATTCCCATATCCGCTTCTGATCTTATCGCACAGCAGCAGGCTATACTTGCAAGAAACGGCGAGAACCAGCGCAAGCGTCAGCTGAAAGCGCAGTACGACTATGAACTGGAACAGGCTCGTCAGGCTCTTGATGAAGCAAAGAGGCGCTATGCACAGGCACAGGCGAACGCTCAGACTGCTGCTAAGTCCGCAGAGGATCTTGTTGACGAATCTACCGCCGAACTCGAAAAGAATATTGCTGATATCGACACCATCAATACTAAGGTGCGTGCTAACCTTGACAAGGTGAAAGCTGAAGAAGAAGCCAAGGGATACCGTGAGCAGTATGACGCACTGACTGTACAGATAGAAGATGTCCGCAAGGAGAAGTTTGATCTGCTGAACAATGCTGATCTTCCACTGAGAGGACTTTCCGTTGCTGATGGTGAACTTACATTCGAGGGGCAGAAATGGGACAATATGAGCAGCTCACAGCAGCTGAGAGTTGCAACTGCTATAGTCCGCAAACTCAATCCAGAATGCGGATTCGTACTTCTTGACAAGCTGGAGCAGATGGATACTGATACGCTTAAAGAGTTCGGACAGTGGCTTGAATCCGAAGGCTTGCAGGCAATTGCAACAAGAGTATCACTTGGAGAGGAATGCAGTATCATCATTGAAGACGGCTATGCAGCCGGTGAAAATGCTATACCTGTTCCTGCATCACCTGAACCTGAAGTGATCACACAGCCCTGGAACACAGGTAAATTCTGAAAGGAGAAATAAGCATGATTTTTGAAGAAATAAACGGCATCCAGACAGGCAGCGGCCTGAAAATCGTTATCTACGGACAGGAGGGCGTGGGAAAGTCAACACTTGCCTCGCAGTTCCCGGGAGCTGTATTTATCGACTGTGAGGGCAGTACATCAAGGATGAACGTCCGCAGACTGCCGAAGCCCACGAGCTGGAAGATGTTCACAGATGAATTTGAGTACATACTCAGCTCCTGCAAGGCAAACGGCTATAAGACTGCTATTGTCGATACTTTCGACTGGGCTGAGCGGCTGGCTCTGGAAGCACTCTGCACTGAACACAATGTCACCGGCATTGAGGGTATGAACTACGGCAAGGGATGGGAATATGAAAAGGAAATGATAGGCCGTTTCCTTGACAGTACGGACCGCCTTATCAAAGAAGGTGTGAATATCGTGCTTCTCTGCCATGCTATCAGCAGAAAGACTACTCTCCCCGAGGAAACAGAGGAATTTGATCACTGGGAGCTGAAGCTGGGCAACAAGACCACCAACAAGATCGCACCGCTTCTGAAGGAATGGTCTGATATGACTCTTTTCCTTGCATTCCGCACTAACATTATCGCCATTGACGATAAAGGCAAGAAGCACAAGGCGACATCCTGCGAGCGTATCATGTACACCACAAAAACAGCGTGGTGGGATGCAAAGAACCGCTTCGGAATGCCCGACAAGCTTCCTCTCACCTGGGAAAGCCTTGCTCCGATTTTCGGCAGCGCTCCTGCTGCTGAGACTGCACCGCCTGTGAATACACCACCGGCTCAGCAGGTAATAGAAAAAGCTCAGCAGGCAGGTATCCCGACGGAAGCAGTGAAGGAAGATCTCAGCGGCTTCGTTGACATCCCGACAGCACCTCAGCAGCCAACAGGTTATCAGCGTGTACAGGGCATCCCCGATGCTCTTGCGGATCTCATGCAGCAGCATAATGTAACGGCCGAGCAGATCGAATACGTCAGCATCGATGTCCGTCACTACATGGCAAACGGCATGAAAATACAGCAGTTCCCGACAGACTATCTCATGTACCTGACAACTATCTGGGATCAGGTAGTACAGCTCATCAAGGAAAACTGCAACGACTATGTTCCATATTAAGGAGGAAGAAATTATGGATTATCAGAACAATTACGCTACCCCCTACAACAGCTATCAGCAGCAGGCTCAGACACAGCCTCAGTCCGACGGAGTATTCGGATGGGACGACGAGATCAGAGAGGAGAGCAGTTTTATACTGCTCCCCGAGGGCGATTATGTATTCACCATCAAGAAATTTGAAAAGGGCAGATATGACGGCGGTGACAAGATACCTGCCTGCCCTAAAGCTATCGTCACATTCACCGTATACACAAATGACGGACAGTGTATCGATTTGCAGGAGAACTTCCTGCTTCACAAGAAAATGGAGTGGAAGCTTTCTGAGTTCTTCGCATCTATCGGCATGAAGAAAAAGGACGAACCTGTCCGTATGCTCTGGACTCCCGAACTTATCGGCAAGCAGGGCATATGCAAAGTGGTTGTACATAATTACAAGAAGGACGGTGAAAACAGGCAGACCAACCGTATAGACAAGCTCTATCCCAGCTACAATCAGCCTGCACTTGCACCGCCGTCGCAGCAGGCACCGCCTCAGCAGTACCAGCAGCCTCAGACACAGTATACACCGCCTCAGCAGACACAGCCCTGGCAGCAGGGATGGAAATAACAGTAATATCAAAGGAGTGTAATAATGGAACTCAGACCATATCAGGAAGAAGCGAGAAAAGCGGTCTGGGGAGAATGGGAACAGGGCAGAGATAAAACTCTGCTCGTTCTTCCTACAGGCTGCGGAAAAACTATCGTATTTGCGACTATCACGGAAGATTCAGTCAAAAAAGGCAGCCGTGTTCTCATCCTCGCTCACCGTGGGGAACTCCTCGATCAGGCAGCTGATAAGATAATGAAAGCTACAGGGCTTGGCTGCTCAGTTGAAAAAGCTGAGCAGAGCTGTCTCGGGCAGTGGTACAGAGTGACAGTCGGAAGCGTTCAGACTCTCATGAGAGCAAAACGTCTGGAGCAGTTCAGCCGTGATTATTTCGACACTATTATCATTGACGAGGCACATCATGCCGTATCCGAAAGCTATCAGGTCATACTCAGATACTTCGATAAGGCAAAAGTCCTCGGAGTTACAGCAACACCAGATCGAGGAGATCAGAAGAACCTCGGCAAGGTATTCGACAGCCTTGCCTATGAGTACACACTTCCGCAGGCTATAAAAGAAGGCTACCTGACACCGATCAGAGCGCTGACTATCCCGATAAAGATCGACTTCACAAAAGTCGGAACGTCCGCAGGAGACTATAAACCTAATGACATTGCAACTGCCCTCGACCCGTACCTTGAACGCATAGCCGAGGAAATGGCTAAGCACTGCGCCGACCGCAAGACAGTTGTATTCCTTCCGCTTATAAAGACCTCGCAGAAATTCCGTGACATACTGAACAGACATGGCTTCCGTGCCGCAGAAGTAAACGGTGATTCCGACGACCGTGAACAGATACTGAAGGACTTCACTGACGGCAGGTACAACGTGCTGTGCAACTCCATGCTCCTGACCGAGGGATGGGACTGCCCGGAAGTTGACTGTATAGTAGTGCTCCGCTCTACAAAGGTAAGGGCGCTGTACTGTCAGATGGTAGGACGTGGAACGAGACTTGCTGAGGGCAAGGATCATCTGCTGCTGCTCGATTTCCTGTGGCACACCGAACGGCATGAACTGTGTCGTCCTGCCTGCCTGATCGCAGAGAATGAGGAAGTAGCAGAAAAAATGACAGAGCAGATAGCAGCGGCAGGCTGTCCTGTAGATATTGAAGAAGCGGAACAGACAGCCTCCGAGGATGTCGTCCGTGACCGTGAAGCCGCTCTCGCCGAAAAGCTTGAAAAGCTGAAAAAGCGCAGGTCAAAGCTGGTGGATCCGATGCAGTACGCCATGAGTATACAGGACAATTCTCTCAGCAGTTATGTACCATCATTCGGATGGGAGCAGAATCCCGTGACAGAATCACAGAAGAAAGACCTTGAAAAACGAGGCATTGACCCGTCAGCAGTTGACACCGCAGGCAGAGCCGAACAGATACTCCGTGCCTGCGCTCAGAGGCAGCTTGCAGGACTTGCCACGCCCAAACAGATCCGTATGCTTGAACGCTACGGCTTTCAGCACGTAGGCAGATGGAGCTTTACAGCAGCAACAAATATGATAACCCGTATCGCAAGCATAGGCTGGAAAGGCGTTCCGAACGGTGTAGACCCTGCTACATTTATACCTCAGGAGGCATGAAATGAACTACAAAAACGACAATTTAGAAGAACTCCTCGAATACATCGACCCTTCCGAGCTTGACTATCAGCAGTGGTGTGGTATAGGAATGGCTCTTAAAGATTCAGGCTATGACGTATCTGTCTGGGATACCTGGTCTATGCGTGACGCTGCAAGATATCATCAGGGTGAATGCGAAAAGAAATGGCGCAGCTTCAACGGGAGCGATACTCCCGTAACTGCCGGAACAATAGTAAAAATGGCTTTAGACGGCGGATATCATCCTCCGTCCAAGGCCCCAGACAAAGTTCTTGCCTGGGACGATGTTATCGGCGAGGAATACACTGTAACATCCGCTGAGGATACTCAGGAGCTTCCGATACACGAACCGAAGATATGGGACCCTGCATCAGAGATCCGCAGGTATCTGGAAGCGCTGTTCGACATGAACGACATAGTCGGTTACGTGACCGAGGTGTGGAAAGATGAAGCTGACGGCGGGAAATTCAAGCCGAAAGCAGGAAGCTATGACCGTACCGCAGGTCAGCTTTTACAGGAACTTGCAAGGTATGGCGGTGATATCGAATCAGTATTCGGCACTATAAACGAAGAATGTGGGGCGTGGATACGCTTCAATCCGCTTAACGGTCAGGGTGTAAAAAATGACTGCGTGGCTGACTACCGCTATGCTCTTGTAGAATCAGACAGCATCCCTGTTGCACAGCAGAACGGTATCATGCACGATCTGAAGCTGCCTATCGCTGCGCTTGTTTTTACAGGCGGAAAGTCGCTTCATGCGATCGTAAGAGTAGAAGCAGGCAGTTTCAAGGAATACCGTGAGCGAGTTGAATTTCTCTATAAGATATGCGATAAAAACGAACTGCACGTTGACCGCAACTGCCGTAACCCCTCACGACTGTCGAGAATGCCCGGAATAATGAGAAACGGAAAGAAGCAGTTCCTGGTAGAGACCAACAGCGGCTTCTCATCATGGCAGGAATGGAAAGAGTGGATAGAATCAGTCAACGATGATCTTCCTGACTTCGAGGATATGTCTGACGCATGGGAGAATATGCCTGAACTTGCACCGCCGCTCATCGAGAACGTACTGCGTCAGGGTCACAAGATGCTTCTGGCAGGTCCTTCAAAAGCAGGCAAGTCATTCGCCCTCATCGAACTTGCAATAGCTATTGCCGAGGGCAGGAAGTGGCTGGGATGGCAGTGTGCTAAGGGAAAGGTGCTGTATGTGAATCTGGAGCTTGACAAAGCGTCCTGTCTGCATCGTGTAAAGGATGTATACAATGCGCTGAAGATACCGCCTCAGAATCTGCACAACCTCCGTATCTGGAACCTGCGAGGAATGACAAAGCCCATGGACAAGTTAGCGCCTTCGCTGATCTGGAGGGCAAAGCGTGAGAACTTCCTTGCAGTTATCATCGACCCCATATACAAGGTCATCACAGGCGACGAAAACAGCGCCGATCAGATGGCTCATTTCTGCAACCAGTTCGACAAAGTGTGTACTGCTCTCGGATGTGCCGTCATTTACTGTCACCATCACTCTAAAGGCAGTCAGGGCGGCAAGCGCTCAATGGACAGAGCGTCAGGCTCGGGAGTTTTCGCCCGTGATCCTGATGCGCTTCTTGACATGGTCGAGCTTGAACTCACTGAGGATATCAGGAAGCAGCTGAAGAATAATGAGGGCTGCCTGGTATGCGCCGATTATCTCAACAGATACGCTCCCGATGTTGCAAGGAATGCCTCTCCTGATGATCTGCTGAGCCGCAGCGCCTCAATGAAGCTGTGCTGTGACAACTTATCCCGTGACAATTACGAAGCCTTTAAAACGGCTCTCAGCGCTTCCGATGCATATATTGATTCTCTTACCGCATGGCGCATGGAAGGCACGCTCCGAGAGTTTCCGAAGTTCCAGACGAAAAATCTGTACTTCCGCTACCCGATACACGAAGAGGACAAAGTCGGAGTGCTGAAGGACTTGCAGACGGATATTGAACTGACTTCATGGCAGCGAGGGGCTAAAAAAGGGGCAGCAGCTCGGCAGCGTTCAGAAAAGGCTAAGACTGCTGATAAGAACGCTGAACTGGTTAACACTTTCAATGCCTGCAACGTAAACGGGGAAGTAACTCTGAAAGAAATGGCCGAATACATAGGTTGTGAGCCTCAGACAGTCAGAAACAGACTTAAACATTCAAAGGATTTGTACGTTAAAGACTCAAAAGTATTCAGAAAATAGTTTATTGCTTTAGTGTGTAAAAATCAGTGTAAACACCCTATATATAATATATAATTTACACTTACACTAAAAACAATGTAAATGAGGTATACATGTAAAGAGGCTCAAAAGCCAGCCTCTTTACATTAGTACCTATTCATTTACAAGCGCAAAGCAGAAAGGAAGATTTTTATGACTTATACAGCAGAAGAAAGCAGAAGGCATCTTGAAAACAACAAGAAGAGATTCTGCCCACTTTCATTTTCGTCAGGTAGTGAAATGATATACTGTCAGACACTTGATTGTATGCTCTACGATGATGAGATTCATGAATGCGCACTCGGCAGAAAGACTTATCTTGATGAGGATGAGAACGATGATTGAATTCTTCATGGATATGATACCGCCCACTTCTACACAACAGGAACGGGGCTGTACTATCATAAACGGAAAAAGGAAGTACTATGACAGAGGCAACAGCGACGCTCACCAGAAACTGAAAGCTTACCTCTCACAACACCGTCCGGGAGCTCCTTTAACAGGAGCATTACAGGTAGTGACAAAATGGTGCTTCCCGATAAAAGCCAAGCATCATAACGGTGAGCCGTACACCAATAAACCTGATGCCGATAACCTCTGCAAAGCATTCTATGACATCATGACGGAACTCGGATACTGGAAGGATGATAAGCAGATCTACAGCAGCATCACCGAAAAGTTCTGGGCTCAGCGCCCGGGGATATACGTTAAGATCGAGGAGGTAAAACCATGACTTGCAAAGAATGCATTCACTACATACCCGACAAGGAGAAATACATAGGCAGGTGCGACCTTACGGACAGGCCGATGATGCAGGGCGACACCTGCGGATCTGCGGAGGAGAAGAAGGATGAAAAACCGTGACCGCTATATACTGAATCAAAGCCCCTATGATCTGATGCTGGCTATCGAGAGGAACACAAGAACGTGTCCGATTCGTGCAGTTGCCGGGATATCACACGATGAGAAGATCAGGCTCTGCTGCATCTACGCTGAGAACGGATGCGAGCTGTGCGTCATGGAGTGGCTCAATAAGGAGGAGAATAATGAACTTAAACAACAAAGAACTGAGTGAACCTGAAGTAAAGGCATACATTCACAAGCTGGAAGATCTCCTGCGTGAGACAAGACCTGTGCTGAGGGCAGCGATATTCGTCAACTACAAGGACACCAACAAGGCAAATGAGATCTACGACAGGGTAACTAAGCTTGTCGGGAAGGAGTGAGAACAATGACAGATACAGACATACTCTACATGGCAGCTCAGGAGAAGCGCATAACAGATCTTGAGAACGAGAACAGGGAGCTGAAAATGACAATCGATGAATCTATAAAGCTCAGTAATATGAAAGAAGCTCTCGCTTTGATTAGGACATTAAAGGCATCGCTGAACGGCTGGAAAGAAGATCCGTTTGCCATCATTGCAGAAGTGTGCGGAGCAGTGACAGATTGTAGACGTTGCCAATGGGATGAGAAGTGTCCATTCACCAAAAATTATGAGAGCTATCCTGAGAAATGGAGAGACTGAAAATGGCTGATGAACTTATAAGGCTTGATACAACAATTATTGGCATAGATAGTTTGATAAATAAAGCCTCGACAGCCGAAGAAGCCAAAGTCCTATTTACGGTGAAAGACGTTATATACAGTCAGCAGAGGTATTTTGCAGACGTACAGCCTGTGGAGCATGGGAAATGGGAAGAACTAACCGATTACGGCGGATGGGGCGATACACATTACCGTTGCTCAGTGTGCAGTGAAGAATGGTACTTAGAGGATGGAACACCACAACAGAATAATATGAACTTCTGTCCGAGGTGTGGTTCGAGAATGGATGGTGATTACTGATGCCCGAAGTTATAACCGCTCCATGCAAGGACTGTCCGAAGCGTCAGCTCCACTGCCACAGCAGCTGCGAGGCATACAGAGAGTACAGGCAGTACCGTGAGCAAATATATGCCGAGAAGATGAAACGGGCTGAGGAGTCGGACTTCATGAGGGCGGTCAAGCGCAAGGCCGCACTCATAAACATCAGAGCGCAGATGAGCGATAAGCGCAGAAGGAGGTGAACATCATGGAATTTATACTTGGAGCATTTGTCGGCGCACTTGCTATGGCTGCCGCTGTTGCTGTCTCGATCACCTACGATCCTGACGGCAAGATCACAGAGTACAGGCTTATGCTTGGATTGGAGGATGAAGATGAGGGACTATCAGAGGCAGAAGAATAATCCGTACAAGCTTCCTCATCACCTTTACATGAGGATGCTGTATCTTGTACGTGACTATGAGCGAATCAGATCAGAGCGTGAAGATATCCTCAACGCTTCTCCACCCGCCGACGGTGTACCGCATACAGGTATAGGAAATCCCACCGAGCAGAAAGCTATCAGACTTTGCGAACTCGGTAACAAATGCGCTGCTATTGAAAAGGCATACGAATCGATCCCTCCTGAATACAGAAAAGCGATCTGGAACAATATCTGCTATCAGTCACCTTATCCGATTATAGCGGGCGAAGCTACATACAAGCGCTGGCGTTGCAGATTCATTTACGAGGTAGCAAAAAATCTTCACGAAATATAAAAAGTGATACCCACGGGAAAAAATCAAGTGCTATTATAATATCATAGAAAGCAGGCGGAACAGACAAGGCAGACTTTCGGGAGCACGTGATCCCTGTGCCTCCGCCTACTTCTATGTATGTCTCCTTTCTTTTGTTCTACAGGACTGCCTCTGACCGTAACCAACAGCGGCAGTCCCCATATCCGGCAGAGTAGAGCATCGGCGGCTCGCAAGGCTCATAACCTTGAGATAACAGGTTCGACTCCTGTCTCTGCAACCAATGGCTGAATTGACATATTAAACTCCTTAGGAAGTACCTCGGCAATAGTCGGGGTATTTCTGTTATAGGAACATGGGGGGAGGTAGCCCCCTCGGCGGAGCAGGGCGGAGTTCACAGCGTCACTGCTCATATTTCTCGCTGAAAGGTGGTGTAACATGGAATACGGCATTCCATTTCTCAAAAAGAAACTGGCATCTAAGGAAAATCGTATTAAGCTGAGATACCGTTATTATGACATGAAAATGAGCGTAGAGGATGCAAGCAGTATCCTCCCTGAGGAGTTCCGCTGGATGGCGGCGTCACTGGGATGGTGTGCAAAGGCAGTTGACAGCGTTGCAGATCGTATCGCTTTCGACAGGTTCAAAAATGATGACTTCGCTATCGGTGAGATCTACAGGCTGAACAATTCTGACATTCTTTTCGACGATGCTATTCTTTCGGGGCTTATCACATCATGCAGCTTCATTTACATCGGATGGGATGATACAAGCTATCCTACATTCCAGGTCATAGACGGTGGCAGTGCTACGGGAATTATCGACCCGGTAACAAAGATGCTCACAGAGGGATATGCGGTTCTGGAACGTGACGAGCATGACAGGCCTGTACTGGAAGCATACTTCCGCCCGTATCAGACCGATTACTATGTCAACGGCAAACTATCACAGCAATTCACGCATGATGCGCCGTTTGCTCTTCTGGTGCCGATAATCAACAGACCTGATGCCAAGCGGCCGTTCGGCCATTCACGCATTTCAAGGGCCTGCATGAATATAACGCAGGATGTTCTCAGAACGTTCCGCAGAATGAACGCAAGTGCGGAGTTTTACAGCTTCCCACAGAAATACATACTCGGAATATCGCCGAATGCACAGTTCAACAAGAGAGCTGCGACAGTTTCCTCGTTCTTTGCGATATCCGCTGACGAGCGAGGAGAAAAGCCAACAGTCGGACAGTTTTCAGCTCAGAGCATGGCTCCGTTCGTTGAGGCTCTGAAAGCATATGCATCCATATTCGCAGGTGAGACAGGTCTGACCATCGACGACCTCGGATTTGCAACAGCGAACCCGGCAAGCTATGACGCTATCAGGGCAAGCCATGAGCAACTTCGTCTCACAGCTCGTAAGGCTCAGCGCACTTTTGGTGTGGGCTTCCTCAATGCAGGCTATCTCGCAGCCTGTGTCCGTGACGGTATCGAATACGACCGCAGAGCATTTGCGGACACTGTCCCCGAATGGCAGCCAATATTCGAGCCTGATTCTGCTGCTCTCGGTGCCGCCGGGGATGCGATACTGAAGATCAATCAGGCGGTTCCCGACTTCATGGGTGCTGACAACATCCGCCGCATGACAGGTCTGGAGAGTGATGCACAGTGAACAGCGACGATCTCAGAAAGCTGATGCAGCAGAAAATGTCTACAAGCCCCTCTCTCCGCAGCCTCATGAAGCGCATCCGGAGCGGCAAGGCGACATTCAGGGACACTGCCGAATATTCCCGTATCTATTCGGATCTTCTCGGCAAGTGCCTCTCGGATAACGTCCTCAGTCTGGATGACCGTGAAGCTGCGGCGTTTGATATGCTCCGTGACAGCTACGATCACACGAACAGTGTCCTCTCTCAGGTACAGACCAACATCGACAAGAAGAACGGCATCAACATCCGCCCCCGGGCAGCTGCGTTCCCTCTGGATCGTGTGACGCAGTTCAGCCATTCGCTTGTGGATCCGACTGTCGAGGACAGCGTTATAAAGCGCAGGGCAAGGAACGGCGGCACAAATATCTCCATGTCGCATCATGATGATTATATGGAGGCGAACGCTGAATTCCGCAGCAATGCAGGCCTGAAATGCTACATTACCCGTGAGACCGACGGTAAATGCTGTAAATGGTGTACTGCCATTGCAGGCCGCTACGTCTACGGAGAAGAACCACACGACGTTTACCGCAGGCATGACAACTGCGGCTGCTCCGTTATCTATGAGAACGGCAGGCAGAGACAGGATGTTTGGTCTAAGCGGACATGGGAGAAGCCTAAAGTCGGAGCCGGTGCTCCGCCGCCTACAAAGTTCTCTCCTGAGCAGGCGAGGGCAATGGAGCAGGAGAAACTGCGAAATATTCACGGTTTGTCTATTGACAATGGCGGAAGAAGTGGTATAATAAGAGAAAGCATTAAGCCAAATCCTATTACTGAAATCACA